CAGCAGCCACATCCGAACCTGATGAAAGCCATTGACATCATCCGGCTGATGAACGACTGCACGGTGGGCGGGTACAAGCCGAAGACGGACAAACGGAGGCGCTGTAAAGATGGACGGAAATTTTAAGGGCAACAGACCGACGGAAAGTCTGTATGCGACGCTGGGGGTATGCCTCAGCTTGATGGAACACGCGGAGCAGCTGGTGACCATCGGCGGGCGCTGCTTGGACTATGAGCCAGGATATGAGCGGGAGTTTGACGTTTTTGAGATGCGCAAGGAAAACATCCGGGAAATGATGAAAATCGTTCGGTACGGAGTGAATCAGAATGATGAAGAAAAGCAGCAGGTGCAAGGGGTGCGGGGCGGAGATCCTGTGGGTGAAAACAGCACAGGGGAAAATGCCTATTGACGCGGAACCGGTGTGGGTGAAATTGGCGCCGCACGGGCATACCTATGTGCAGACGGATGGTACGTTCGTGTTTGGCTCGCGGGCCGGGGATGCGGACGATGATCCGGATGCCAATTTCATCGAAGCACATGAGAGCCATTTCGCCACCTGCCCGCAGGGCGGAAAGTTTCGGAAGCAGCGGAAGCCGCGGGAACGCGAACAATGGAAGCCGATCTTTTGAGATTGTGGATGAGGATTAAGCAGGAGGAATAAGAATGAACAAAGATGATGTAATCAGCGGCCTTGAAAAATGTGCCGCTTCCGAGTGCAATGAGAAATGCCCGTATAACGGTATCAATTACGGATGTCGTCCGCGCCTGATGCTGGATGCCGTGGAACTGCTGAAAGAGCTGGAACAGAGAATCAACTCGCTTGAAGAACAATTAAGGCTATTGGAATACGGGGATCAGGAAACACAAAACAGCGCTTTGATGCCAGCTACATAATAGGAGGAATGTGAAGCATGGGCTATAGACTTGAACCTGATAAAGTCAGAGAAATTGCCATGAGCCTCATGGGGAACATAGAGCCTTGGGACTATGGAAAACCAGACGATGTCGGATACCTTAAAGCGGCGATGTACAACAAGGGCATCCTTGATTTGGCTGATGAGATTATCATTGCTATTGAGGAGCTAAAAAAAGTTTAGGAGGAATGCGAAGAATGGAAACGCCAGATATCTGGTCGATGAGTATGCGGAAGCGCGGCCAGGTGGGTGCCCGATTGTGGCGGAGGAGCCATGATAACATGAATTATAGGAGGAATGTGAATGAGTGAGGAGAGACAAACGGTTGAGTTTATTGAATCTTACATCAAAATTGGGAACGGTGACTATCACTGGAATGACAATCACGGGGAATTGATTCGGTGTAAGGATTGCCGATTCCGGGATGATCCACAGAGCGTAATTTCAGAATGGCTACCATGCCAATTCACAAAGACACCTGATAACTGGTATTGCGCTTGTGGACGTAGGGATTGATTCGCATAAGGAGCGATATACAAGCCGCGGGGATCCGCGGCACATGGGCTGATGGGGTTAGCCTGGTCCGGGACAACCGAAAATAAAAAGGAGGTGTATCACCCCTAAACGGACTGACCCGGAGGATCGTGCTACCAGGCTGGCAGGTTCAACTCCTGCCCGGCTCACCAGGGCAAAAGCCCAAAGAAGATGTCTGTACCCACGGAGGGACGGCCTCCGAAATCCGGGGACGGGTTCCCGGTATCCGGGCTTGTAATGGGTATTAACAAGTGAGGCAAAGGGACCGGATCTGAGAGAACGATGGCCAGAAAGTGTCATCGTCATCATCAAAAAAATAACAACGAAGTGACCAGGTGAAGGGGGCCCGGGGGAAACAGGCGGAAGCACCCGGATCGGAGCAGGCGGAAGGATCGCCTGTTGCCCCCGGATCAGAGGAGCAGCGGAAAGGAGGAGGGCCGATCATGTGGGAATATGCGGAACTGTTTGACGCAGAACAGGAGCCAGCGGATCCGGAAGGACAGCTCTCCTTCTGGCAGGACGAGCCGAGCAACCTCCACGTCGGTCAGATGGGATACCGGCGGAGGACAACAAAAGCAGGACCCAGGCTGGAGGCGGAGATCTATCCGGTGTTCGGCCGGGAGGAGCGCGGTCGTCTGCGGGAGGCGAAGCGGAACCAGACGCCGGAGAAACAGCGCAAGCTGAACGAGCGGCGAGCAAAGCACAGGCTGATTCTGCTGATCGATTCGAACTTCACGGCAGCCGACTATCACCTGACACTCACCTATGCCGGGGATCCTCCGGACCTGAAAAGGTGTCAGCGGGACGTGAAGAATTTCATAGATCGCGTGCGGACCAGGAGAAAGCGGCGGAATCTGCCGGATCTGAAATACATCTACGTTATCGGCCATGACAGCGCGGCGCGGATCCACGTGCACATGATCATCAATGGCGGGATTGATCGGGAGGAGCTGGAGGAAATCTGGGCAAAGGGGCGGACAAACGCTGTGCGCCTGCAGCCGGATGAACACGGCCTGCAGGGGATCGCCAATTATCTGTTCAGGCAAAACGCAGGTTTGAAAGCAGCCGGCAAGCTGCCGGGAAAGAAAACCTGGGCAACGAGCAAAAACCTGAAACGGCCGAAAACCAGGAAGCGGGATTGCAAATGCTCCAATGCCAGGGTGAGACGAATTGCGGGAGACATCCAGAGCGAGGCCAAGGAGATCATGGAAAGGCTGTATCCTGGTTACACGTTTGTGGAGTGCAGGGTGTCGCACAGCGATATTGTGGACGGGGTGTATATCCGCTGTGTAATGCGAAAATGGGAGGCGGTGTCGGGATGATTGATTTCAGGAGGATGAGTGATCTGATCCGGAAAGAGGATCGCATGAAGATGGCCATTGCCAGGGAGAGGGCAAAGGCGGAGAGGATCACAGCCGCGCCATCGAAGGATGGCGGAGGAGGCGGAGGTCACGGCACATCATCCAGGGTCGAAGATGGCGCGATCGCGCTGGTCATCCTGATGGAGGAATACAAACCGATTGCAGAAGAACTGGAGGCGCAGCGGAAGGAGCTGAAGAGATATCTGCGCAGGCTGGACGAACTGCAGCGGACCTGCATCAAGATGCGGTACATCAAGGGCCTAAGCTGCGTTCGCGTGGCCGAAGCAACGTTTTACTCAAAGGATCACATCCACCACACCATCAAGGCGGCAGAGGACCGAATACACGAGATACAAACGCAAGAGCTCAGGGAAAGCGATCATAGCACACCATAGCAGTATTTTTATGCTATTATGCTATTGACCAGTTCCGGTGAACAGGTCTCCTGGGCAGCGGGCCCGCATGAGTGAACATGCGGTTCCGCTGTTCGTGTTTAGGGAGCAGACGATGAACAAGGATCCAGCGGTTGAACAGTTCTACACAAGCTGGCGATGGAGGCAATGCCGGAAGGCATTTGCAAAAGCCAAGGGCAACCTGTGCGAGCGCTGCCTGTCCAGAGGGATCATCAATCCAGGGACGAAGGATCAGCCGCTGGAGACGCACCACAGGAAACCGCTGACGGCAGACAACGTCACGGATCCAGCGGTGAGTCTGAACTGGGACAATCTCGAATTGCTGTGCAAATCCTGTCACGATGAGGAACGGCAGCGAGCGCAGAAGCGCTGGGCGGTCGATGCCGAGGGCCGGGTGACATGCCTGGATACCCCCCTGGTCAAAAATTCGGAGCCGAGGCCGGCACAGGGCCCGGGTGAAGACGAAAGAAGCGCGCCGGGTTGCGCACGACGGGCGGCCACGGGCCTGCGCGCGCCATGATGAAGGAACCCGTTTGGGCGGTCGAAATCGGCCGCTTTTTTCAGCGGTTTTTGGCCAGGCTTCCGTGGTGTTTCAGGGGACTTGTCAGGAGGTGGCCGTATTGGAAAATGAACTGGAGCCGACTTCGGGCAGAGAAAAGGCGGTCAGCGGAAAAGAGAGATTGACGCCCGCGGCGCTGTACAAAAAAATGCTCAAATTCGGCAGGGCCTACCAGCTGGAGAAGGAGCAGGACTTTCTGGAGGCGGCCAGGATCTTCAGCGAGGAGGCCGGGCTGATCGATCAGATGCGGGACCGGATCGCGGAGGATGGTCTGACGGTCGAAAAGACTTACAAGACCGGCAGCCAGGAAGTCGCGCATCCGCTGCTGAGCGAACTGCCGCGGCACGTGGAAAGCGCGAATAAGTGCCTGACCACCATCGGCTCCATGGTCGCGGAGCGCGGGGCCAGGAAGGAAAAAGCCGCGAGGGATCTGGATGCATTCCGGCTGCACTGATCCGGAGGGCGCGGCATGAAGAAAACGACGCCCATGATGGACCGGTACGAGGAGAACGCGATCCTCTCCTACTGGGCCGCGATCAGGAGCGGCGATGCCATCGTTGGCAAGTGGATCCAGCTGCTGTATGAGGTGATCCTGCAGGGGCTCAGCGACAAGCGCTGGTTCTATGATCATCAGCGGGCGGCCGGGGCGATGGGATTCATCGAGCGGTTCTGCCATCACTACAAGGGCAAGCTGGCGCCGGCGAGGATCCGGCTGAGCCTGTGGGAACGGGCCAGCATCAGCCTGATGTTTGGGATTGTGGACGCATCCGGGAAGAGGCAGTTCGCGGAGGTATTCTGGCTGGTCGGCCGGAAGATGGGCAAGAGCCTCCTGGCCGGATCGATCGGCAACTACATGGCTTATGCCGCCGGAGAGTTCGGCAGCGAGATTTACTATCTCGCGCCAAAGCTGGACCAG